GAAGAATATGATGTAGAAGATGAGGATATGGAAGATTTTATTTCTTTTATGAGAGCATATTCAAAAGATTTAAATGAAGCAACTTGTCCTTGTATGCATGAAGCAGAATATCAGGGTAGAGAAGTTAAGTTGGGTAAACCAATGCAAGGTGATGTAAAGAAATTCAAAGTATATGTAAAGAATCCTGCAGGAAATGTTGTTAAAGTAAACTTCGGACAAAAAGGAATGAAGATTAGAAAATCAAATCCTGCTGCAAGAAAATCATTTAGAGCTAGAATGAATTGTGATAGTCCAGGACCTAGACATAAAGCAAATTATTGGTCTTGTAGAAAATGGTAAATTTGGAAAAGTGGAAAATTTTCCATATATTTAGAAAAATAGAATTATATAAAAATGGCAGATAAAACAATATTCGGTAGGTTACAAAAATTATTTTCAACAAATACCATAGTTCGTAAAACTACAAAAGGTGTTAAAGTTGTTGATACTGATGAGTATCAATCAATGACAACTAACCTTGTTGACCGTTTTATGAAAATGAGAGTAACCAATTTTGGTACGGGTCAGTTAGAATCTTCGATGGCATATCAACAAGTTAGAATTGATTTGTTTAGAGATTATGATTCAATGGATAGTGACCCAATTTTATCATCAGCGTTAAATATATACGCAGATGAATCTACTGCTAGAAACGAACAAGGAAATGTATTAAAAATTCATCATGAAGATGATAATATTAAACAAATATTAGAAAATTTATTTTATGATATTGTAAATGTTGAATTTAACTTATGGCCTTGGGTAAGAAATTTGGTTAAGTATGGTGATTTTTATTTACAATTAGAAATGGCGGAAGGATTGGGTATTGTGAATGTTCTCCCAATGTCTACATATGAAATGAGTAGAATTGAAGGATTTGACCCAAAAAATCCACAAAGAGTTAAATTTATTTATGCTCCATATCAAAATCCATATAACGCAGTAGGGCAAACTGCAAAGAAAGAATATGAGAACTATGAGATTGCCCATTTTCGTTTAAATAATGATTCTAACTTCTTACCTTATGGTAAATCAATGCTAGAAGGTGCAAGAAGAGTTTGGAAACAAGTTATGTTAATGGAGGATGCTATGTTAATTCATAGAGTAATGAGAGCTCCTGAAAAAAGAATCTTTAAAATTGATGTTGGTAATATTCCACCAAATGAAGTGGATAACTACATGCAAAAAATTATCAATTCATCTAAAAAAGTTCCTTTTGTGGATGAAAAAACAGGTGAATATAATTTAAAATATAATGTTCAAAATCTTATAGAAGATTATTATATGCCAGTAAGAGGTAGTGATAATGGTACTTCTATTGATACCCTAAAAGGATTGGAGTATAATATGATTGATGATATTAACTACTTAAAAGGTAAGTTAATGGCCGCTCTTCAAATTCCAAAAGCATATTTAGGATATGAAGAAGATACCAATGGTAAAGCTACATTGGCAGCAATGGATGTTAGATTTGCAAAAACAATTGAAAGAATACAAAGAGTAGTTATATCGGAATTAACAAAAATAGCAATCATTCATTTATATGCACAAGGAATAGATGATGACCGTTTGACGGATTTTACTTTAGAATTAACTATTCCATCTAAAATCTATGAGCAAGAGCAAGTTGAACTATATACTTCAAAGGTAGCTTTAATTCAACAAATGCAGCAAACGAAAATGTTCTCTAAAGAATGGATGTATGAAGCGGTAATGAAAATGGCTAAAGATGAACAAGATGAAATGACATTACAAGTATTAGATGATACTAAACAAACATTCCGTTTAACATCAATTGAAACTCAAGGCGTTGACCCTGCAAAAGAAACCGGTACCGATGGTCCTACTAATGTTGAAGAAGAATTGGATAGATTAAAAACTGAATTAGAAGAAGATGGTGTTGGTAGACCTAAAGACCCTGTTAGATATGGTAAAGATGACCATCCAGAAGGTAGAGACCCATTAGGTATTAAGACCCTTAAACAAAAAGAAGGTTCGGTAGGATATAAACCTAGAAAAAATTCATATTTTGAGATATTTAAAGATATGAATGGAAACAAAAAAAAGATTTTAACAGAGAATTTAGATAAAGAGTAGTATTCTCATAGAAAGATATATTTATATCTGACAAATTATACAAATTGATGAAAAAAATAAAGCATTCGAAGTTTAAAAATACTGGATTTATATTTGAATTATTAGTAAGACAGATTACTTCGGAAATAATGTCTGCAAACAAATCGGTAGCAGAAAAGATTTTAAAAGAACATTTTAATTCAAAAAAAGAATTATCAAAAGAATTAAAATTATATCAATATTTGATTAATGAAAAATATAACTCGGAATCAAAAGCTGAGCAATTTATTAATACAATATGCGAAGCTCGTAAAAGATTAGATGAGAAAAAACTTATTAAAGAAAAATATAATTTAATTAAAGAAATTAAAGAAACTTATAATTTAGATGAGTTTATCAAATCTCCAATTTCAAATTATAAAACATTAGCATCTATTTATAAAATATTTGAAATTACAACTACCGATGACCAATACGACCCAACGGACATCGTATCATCTAGATTTACAATTGCAGAAAATATTATAAATTCTTCTATTCAAAATAAAGATGTAAAAGTAAAAGATGCAGTTTTAGAAGAATATAGAAAACAGGATGATGATTTGAGAGCCATATCTTACAAAATATTAGTTGAAAATTTCAACAACAAATATAAGAATTTAACCGAACAGCAAAAAGGATTATTAAGAGAATATATTAATAATATAAATAATACTGGTAAATTAAATGAATACGTTAGCAATGAAGTAACTAATTTGGTTAATTCATTGAAAGAAGTTGGTTCTAAAATTACTGACAAAGTTACAAAAATAAAATTAGCAGAAACAATTTCAAATATTAGAAAAATTAAATCTGTTAAAAAGATTAAAGAACAACATTTATCAGCAATGATGATGACGTATGAGTTATTAAATGAATTAAAACAATCGTTAAAAAAATAAAAAATGACAAATTATAGAATTTCAAAAATAGATTATTTTACATCATCGTCAGTTTGGACTAAAATAGGAAACCAATCAACATCATCATTGTATACAAAAGTGTGGGGTGTAATGATTCCATCTGGTTCGGTAGTACAAGGAAATATATCGTTAGAAGGTGGTGGAGACATTTATTTAAATCAATTAGTACCTGGACAAATTTATCCATGTTATCCAACGGCAATTAGAGTATCTGCAGGAACCGGTTCAATATTATCATAAAATTAAACAAATGCCATCAGTATCAAAAGCACAACAACGATTTATGGGTATGGTTCATGCCGCTCAAAAGGGTGATATGGAAAATCCATCGCCAGAAGTTAGTAAAGCGGCAGATTCAATGAGTGATAAAGATGCCAAAGATTTTGCATCTACATCACACGATGGATTGCCTGATAAAAAAGAAGAGCGTATCAACAAACTTAAAGAAATCATTCGTAATATGGTTAGAGAAAGAATGATTGATGAAATGAATACAACTGGTGGTGTAGAAGGATATAATACTCCTTTTGCATTTAGTGGTAAAGATAGTGAAAAGAAAAAAGGAAAAAAACAAGCAGACTTAACAGGCTATACTGTCGTTAATGAAAATCGTTGGTTAGAATTAAAAAATGAAGAAGCAAGTGCACAGGCTAAAATTGGTAGAGGTATATCTAATATCAATAAGCAATTAAGAGAAATGGAAAGATTTCTTAATTGGTATGGTAAAATTAAGAATGAAAGTGGTGTAAATAATAAAAGTTATTGGAAAAGAACAAATAATCATATTTATAGTATACAAGAAAGATTATTAAAATTAGACCAAAAAATCAGACAAATTTCAGAATAATGAAAACATCAGAATTAAAAGAACTTATTCGTCAGGTAGTTAAAGAAGAAAGTGACTATCAAGAATTATTTAAACATATGTTAGATAGAACAGGTAAATCTATTCCTGATATGTCAGATGATGAAAAAGCAAAATTCTTTCAAGCAGTGGATAAAGCTGCAAAAGCAAAAACAGAAGGAAGATTGAGAGGATATAATGAGGCAGAATTAACTGCAGGTCAAAAAAAAATTGATACTGATGGTGATGGTGAAATTGAAGGTTCAGATTTAGCAGCATTAAGAAATAAAAAATAATGAGTAAAGGATTATTGATAGAAACGCATTTGTTTGAAGCAAAACTTCAACAAGAAGAAAATGGAACTTATTTAGTTAAGGGAATTCTTCAAAGAGCAGGTGCTGCAAATCAAAATGGTAGAAGATATCCTAAAGAAATTTTAATGAGAGAGTGTGAAAAATACGGCCAACTTATTAAAGAACGTAGAGCTTTGGGTGAATTAGACCATCCTGAATCTCCGGTTATTAATTTAAAGAATGTATCACACAACATTAGAGAAATTTTTTGGGAAGGTGATGATGTTTGTGGTGTAGTGGAAATTCTTTCAACACCATCAGGAAATATCTTAAAAGAATTATTAAAAAATAATATTCGTTTGGGTATTTCATCTAGAGGATTGGGTTCAGTAAAAGAATTAAGAGATGGGACTGTAATGGTTCAGGAAGATTTCGAATTAGTGGGTTGGGACTTTGTATCTAATCCATCAACACATGGGGCATTTATGGCACCAATGAATGAATTAAAAGAATGGAAACAAATAGCAGAAGAATGTGGTAAATGGTGTAAAGCACAAGATTTAATGAGAGAAATTATAATTGAATTAAATTAATAAAATGAAATTAGTAAATTTAATACCTGGTAAAGAGATTACAAAAGAAGATTTGGAAGATATGGATACTGCTTTACCGGCACAAGTTGATAGATTTTTAGAAAGATTAGTGGCTCAAATAAGAAATTACAATTTGTCAAGAAAAAAAGAACAATTAGTAATTGCTAAAATTATCGATTCATTAGGATTGGATAAACAACAATTAATGCAAGCGGTTTCAAAGATTAGAAAAAACGATATTTTAAAGAAATAGTATATGATAAAGTTAAAAGATATATTAAAATAAACCGAAGAGTTTCAACAACTTCCAACCGAATTAAAAAGACATTTTTTGGAAATCATTTCTACATACAACCAACATAGAGAAGGTATGAGTAGAAAATCGGACATTAGACAAGTTGCAGAATCATTAGGTGGAATAGCCGATGCTGCACAAGAATATACTTTAAGAGAAGGTGGTGATTGGTTTGATAGAGTTACTATTAAAAGAAACATGACTGAGTTAAAGAAATTACAAACTTCATTTGAAAAAGAAGCAGTAGAAGCTCAATCTCAACAACAAAGATTAGAAGCACTTTACGAAGATATGGGACATGTATTAGGTAGATACTTTGAAATAGCAGATTTATCGGAAGAAGTGATGAAACAGAGATTGGGTATCAGAGAAAACAAAAAGAAATAATGGAACAATTAGCATCATTGTTATTACATAGTAGAACACAGGCACATTCATTCCATT